CGAATCAAGACCTGTGAAACTGTCTGCGGCGGTAATTGCGCCTTCTCTTGTTCTGTATGATGCCATTTTTTTTCCTCTAAAGTTTTACGCGGATTGGGCCTAATTTAGCCAGGGTACCGCTTGCGAACCCTTTTGATGCTACTTTGGCAACTGCTGCTGCGCCTAGTGTACCTATAATTTTGCTCTTATTTGCCAATACTGTGCTAGACATACTATTGACTGCGCCCGACAGATCACCGTTAAGTGCCTGTTGTAGGGAGCTTGCAAACCCTGTTGATTGTGCTAATGACAAAGCTGTACCAGCTTCGATAGCGCTAACGTTAAAACTTCTCTTTGCCCTTCTACGTGGGGCCTTTCTGCGTGGTGCCATAGGCCTATACGTCGCGATACTTATTTATGTCTTTAGTCAAATCTAAGCCGCAACTGCTGCAATTAAACTTTGGATCTATAAAACCAGTAACTAATACCTTTTGATTCTTCTTGCATTTAACACAATGCCATTTGTTATCGTCGTTCTTTTCCCGTACTCGTTGACGTTCTTTAGATATTAATTTTTCTATTATTACACTAGCCTTTTCGCCAGTCTCATAACATTGTTCCTCTAGCCATGCAATATTCTTTACTGTTATAGTAAACGATTTTGCTACTTTAAATTCTTTTCTTCTACCCATTTATGTTGCTTCTCTCCAGGCTATAGCGCTACAGTGTCTACAATAATCTTTTAAAAATTTAGACCTGCTGTTCTTTGGAATGTATTGTTCACACCTATTGCAGATCATATTATCGTTTCTTGATTTATTTTGTCAGCTAATTCATTAGGATATGCTAACTTTTCTAATGCAGCTAACGCTTTCCACCTTTGCCGATCGTTTGCGCCATAGTTTGCCAATGCTATCAAAGCTTTAACTTCGATTTCTTGCTGTCTCAATCTATTTTGTTCTACTTGTACTATACCCATAGTCATCACTAATCTACAAAATAGACACTAGTATATAATAATATATTATTATTTAACTAAACTAAACAACAGAAACCAAAAAAAAAAAAATAATGCCTTATACCTTTTTCATTAATAGTAATATTATTTTATTTTAATCCTTTTATCCCCTTAATAAGGCTTCCTGATGTCTTGGTTTGGGGTTCTTTTTGGGCAGTTTGGGGGTTAATATGTCCTAAAACCCCCCCTAATCCTGCCTTATTAGCGGCATACTCAACCATTAAACTGGTCCAATCATTATCTTTTGCTGCCTTTCTTATCTTATTCATTGGGTCTAAATTTTTAGCGTTGGCTGTCATTTTGCCAACCGAACCAAAAAAAGAATCCTGGAAGGCTTGTAATTTTTCATGCATCCTATCTTCTATTTCATCTATAACAGGTTCCAGGCGGATAACAAGCCACCCCTCCTCATCCATTTTAGCTTCCCATTTTTGGATTATCCAGTCTCTTAAAATAAAACGGTACAGCGCTAATATGATTAATATTTCAAGCGCGACAAACGCAGGTATAACAAATTGTGTCAACTCCATAATTTGACAATGTCGTATCTATAAACTAATATTGCTCAATGCGCTTAAATCTAAGCCTGGTATTTTTTCTAATTGTTTGTCAATAAATTCTGTAATATTAAAATCGGGTAAATCAACTTGTTTGGCTAAGGCAGCGAGTACGATAGGAGTGACGACTATAGCCACTGCCTTAACCAGTTCCCCCGACGCTTGCCCATCTAAGAAGCTATCTATGTTCTTAGAGCTGTAAAATTTGTCAACAGCTTCTTTCTGTAGCTTGGTCACTTTTTGTAACTTGTACCCTTCAGGTATAAGTGCAAACGGCATTATTTCTTGCCAGCCAATAAAGTTGCCAAATCAAATGAAATTGGCTTAATCTCTCCAAACTTAGGCAAATTTGCTAACCCTGCTAAGCCTGCAACTGGTTTTAGCAAAGAAGGATCGCCTGCGCCTTTTGGAAAGAACGGTATAACTACGTCAGCACCAATAGGTTTAGTTGGGCCGCCGCTGCGTGCGCCTCCAGGTATTGTTGTGCCGCCACCTAATCCTGGCAAACCAATAGTTATTTTGCCAGTAGGAAACAACGGCGCAATATCCATACTGCCTGCTGCTGGCCCTAATGTAAATCCTTCTTGCTTTGGCACCAATGGTTTAGGTGCTGGTTCATCTTTTACGCTTTTAGTTATAGATCTAACTAATGCAAAACCAATAGGTATAGCTAGTAATTCTACTAACTTCATATTACACCTGTTTCTTTTGCTGTAAGATATGTAAGCACCAGTCTAACAAGTAACTGTTCCACTGTTCTGCTGTCATTAAGCCACTTCGGGAATTCAACATGGTAGATATTAGTATTCATTATTAGACAGTGATACGTTTTTGTGTAATGTATCTAATTCCTACTTCATCCTACGTCTGGCGTTTTGTATAACTCTATGTAATTCTAATAATTTAACTTGACTAAAAGGTACTAAACTATCTGAATGCCCTAGCTTATCTAATACTAGATCATACATATTACGTCCCATTGTTGTTAATTTCTTTTTTACTTGTGCTTTTGTTAATTTCTTTTTTGGCATTATATCATCCTCATAAATGCAACTTCTATAGTTGACTCGCCGCCACTACCGTTTACAATCTTAAATTGCATATTCTTTTGGTTTCTTAGAGTGTCTCCAATAATAAATATATTCCAAACATCAGCCGTCATACTATTAGTTGATGTAAATAATACTTCAAAATCAGCTGGCACAGATTGTGGCATATTACCAATTAACGATGCGCCAGGATTAACGGGCTGCAAATTAGCAAACCTGTTTGTGTTTGGCCCCATAACTGCCGTAAATGTAACTGAACCGCCTCTAGTTGGTTTAACTGCTATAAATAAATCTCTAAACCCTGTCATATCAATAAAGTTTAGATCGCCCGTATCTGGACTTAACGTTTCTCCAGTATTAGGAACGGCTACGTGTTTAGTAATACCAAAAAAATCATCGTCACTTGCTTTTACGCCTACCCATGTTCCTTTCTCGTTAACTACTCCAGTATTTACTATAGGGTAAATCGTTTGATTTACATCAATGTAACCTTCGACTGGGGTTTGTGCAACCCCAGCCTCGCTAGTTTGCGAGAAGGGCGCGTAAGCCTTTCTCTTTCTATCCATTAGTGTCCTAAGCGAATACTAATGTGACTGATGCTTGTGCAGATCCAACATCAACATCCATTGCGACAGCAATAGCCACTTGGTTAGATGCGGTAACTGGTATTGCAACATCCAAAGCAAACGGCATGTTAGTCATTCCGTTAGATGCTGGTGTTCCATCTACGCCCTGGCTGCCGATTGTTAATGTTTGTTGCTCGGTGAGACCGTCACCAGTTAACTGCATTGCAAAAGTTGCTGCGCCGTTGGTTGCGGAATCCGTGGATATGCTTGCAATAACGCCTACGATTGCGCTTGTACCTGCTGGTACTTGTACACTGGAACTTGTGCTTTGTCCGTAAAGCGAATCAAGACCTGTGAAACTGTCTGCGGCGGTAATTGCGCCTTCTCTTGTTCTGTATGATGCCATTTTTTTTCCTCTAAAGTTTTACGCGGATTGGGCCTAATTTAGCCAGGGTACCGCTTGCGAACCCTTTTGATGCTACTTTGGCAACTGCTGCTGCGCCTAGTGTACCTATAATTTTGCTCTTATTTGCCAATACTGTGCTAGACATACTATTGACTGCGCCCGACAGATCACCGTTAAGTGCCTGTTGTAGGGAGCTTGCAAACCCTGTTGATTGTGCTAATGACAAAGCTGTACCAGCTTCGATAGCGCTAACGTTAAAACTTCTCTTTGCCCTTCTACGTGGGGCCTTTCTGCGTGGTGCCATAGGCCTATACGTCGCGATACTTATTTATGTCTTTAGTCAAATCTAAGCCGCAACT